ACGCTGTAAGAATAATCCATAACTATCAGCCATTTCTTTTTTGGTTACAAAGTTCGTATTTTTTAAAGGATCATTCCATCTCTGGGCTTCAATATCTTGCGGTGCTGCTGGGGTACTATCGGCTTTTGAGCTAGCACTCAACAAACTTGCCGTTTTTTGAATAACGCTTTGCTCTTGAACAACAACAACAGGCTGTTCTGGCTGCAAATTTACTTCTATTAATTTATCTTTTTTAGCGCTTTCTTCCTGCGCTTCTTTTAACATTTTCTTTAATTCGTTTATTGCACTCATTTTTGCCATCCTTTTATGTAGTTATCAGAAAAGTTTGCATTACTAAACTCTAAACGATCTACGAGTTTAACAGCATTCTTACCCATTTTATCAATAGCAACAAAACCTTCTTGTTCTGTTACTTTGTATCCATCGGCAGTTTTTAAGAATGTGCCAATTCTTTTTGCTTTATCAAGCTTGCGAATAATCATGTGTTTAGCATCAATAACAAGATTGTATAAATCAAACATAGCTACTATTTGTGAAGTTGGTGTTTTTCTAAAATATTCTAAAGTAGAATCTCTTTTTGCTAGCTTACCAGATCTACCTTTTTCTGTTTTAAGTTTGTCCGCTTCTTTGTTGTAATAATCTTCAATGTACTTTTCTAGATCTTTTACAAATGCTGTTGTATTTTTAATTCTTTCACCAGCACGAATTTTAGAATTTACAAATGTTTTCACTCTACTTAGCGTGTCGGCATTATCAGAAATGCCATTAAGTGTTTCTTTTTTGATAGTATTGAATAGCTTACCGGCTCGTGAAAGAACTTCTGTTACAGCAAGAGTTTCAGCAGCAGTAAAATTAGCTGTTCCTGAAACGTCCTTATAAACAGCATCTACTGACCAAACATTCTTTACTTTTTCGAGACCAGACGCGATCTCCTCTCCAAAACTCGCTGACATTGATTCAAAAGAGTTTCCTCGGTATGTAGTGTGCCAGACCACTCCGATCTTGGATCCGAGTATTTCCTTACCGAGGGCAGAATTTTTAGGTACTGCGTAAACAATCGTGTTAGGATGAAAAGTAATGTGCGGTTCACCTTCAATGTCCACCACCTTGAGATCTTCTTTAGCATATAGGAAATCACCTTGTACTACACCTTTAATGCCAAGCTTTGGTAACTCAGTTAAGGCCAGTTTCAATTTTATATTCAAATCACCTGATGTGTCATTGTCAACATCAGCCATAGTTTTATATACTTTTGGGTTCTTATTAAAGATGCCCTTCTTTGCGACAAAGAACTTACCATCAGATGGATCTATACCAGCAAAAATAGCTGGAGCTCCATCCCATTTAACAGTTACATTAACATCACTTTTAGAACTACCGGCAAGCATATCACGCAATGAACGAAGAAAGTTAATAGCATCTCGAGTTCCGCTTACACCTGCGTTAAGGATATTATCCTCAATATGCTCCATGTGAGTATTCTTGTCTTCTTTAAGATATTTTTTAAATGTCAACATTAAATTGTAGTCCTGATGCGTTCATGAATAAATGGATTTTTGGAATTAGTTCCTGGTTTAACCGAGTATGGACTTCTTGGCATGTTTGTAATTTTAATTTCAGGCTGAATTTCATAAAACGATTTGCTTTTACGAATACTAATTCGCATCCTAAATGAACCCATACATTGACCTGGTCTACCTAATTCTGGAATATCAGTTGGTAGTCCAAGAGGATTTGATCTTCCAATTCTGTAAAAATCATCGCCTGCTTGCATATAATGTGCTGGCTCCATTTTACCTACTAAATAATGTTGTGTTACTAGTTGGCCAAGATCTACGTTAGGAACTTCTAAAATATATTGCTTTCTTGAGCTCATATATTGTTTCATTTTTTCGTAAGGTAACGCGTTTGGGTTTTTAAGTAAACCTATTGTTGAAGGAACAGTCATGTTCTTCCAATCTCTAATATTAGCAAAATCTGCAATATCTTTTAAAAACTGTTGCGTAGCGCGGTTGCTTGTTAAATACTTTATCGCAAATTTCTTTATTGGGTCTATAGGATTTGATGCAGTCCACTTACCGTTAACGTAAGAAACACGAGTATTTCCTAAGTTATCAGTATTGTTCATCTTAACTTCAAGCCATGTTTTGCTACCATCAAAGTCTATAATGACGTCAGCGTACTTAGTACTAGCCGTCGGTCTTTTGGCATCGACGCCCGAAATATCGTTAAGATACTTTGCTACATCTTTTTCATATTTGTCTGATGCTGCGCTCATAATAAGCAACTCCTGTCTTCAGCAACAAAGTTCTTAAACAATTCCATATAGTTATAACTTTGTTTTTTTTATTTATAAATTGCAGTAAACTCACTAGAAAAGAAATCTGGCATCCAATCACCGAAGCCTGAGCCGAGGTTCATTTTTCGCGCAACGGTATTAGCATTTTCTTTTTTAAATTTCATACCAATAAACTTTTCACCCTTTGTATCGTAAATTTTGTATGTATTTTCAACTTCTTTAACGACGTAGCTCATAGCAAACCTCCTGCTTCAAAAAGACCTTTTTTACTTTTTCCAAATGTAGTTTTGTCAAAAACTGGACCATCGCTGTTTTGTATATCAGTATTAGCATGACCGTCTTGAACAACTTTCTTTTGTACACTTTCTTCGAGATCAAAAATTTGCATCTTAGATCTATCAATACCGACAACAAAGCGACGGTAGTAACTTAAATCACCCCAACGATTTTTCAATTGCTTAATCATAATTTGGCCAAGCGCATCAAGATCTTCAGAAGAAACAAGACCAAGAATACAATCTGCAGTATGAGTAATACCCATAGACTCTGAAGTGTTCGTAAGATCGACGTCAGAATTACCATAAGCATCACGGTTAAACTGAGAAGATGTAACGATTGCACAATTAAATTCCATAGCCAAACCACGAATTTCTTCTGCGATAGATTTAACAAGCGTATAACTATTTGCTGCAGCAGCACCTTTAACACGAGATGAAGAACAAATATTAAGGTAATCGATAAAGATAACGTCAGCGACAAAACCTTTTTTCATTTTAAGTTCGTTAAGAAGATGCCTGAAGTGACCTGCGTGAGCAGAACCAGTAGGATATTCTTTTATAACTAGCTTGCCGGTTGTTTTTGATTTGATGCGTTCAATACGCTTTTCATATACATTACGAGGAAGTACTTTCAATTCATCTAGGCTTACATCCATCATATTAGCATCAATACGCTCAGCAATGCGTTCTTCAGCCATTTCCATAGTAATATAAACTACGTTCTTGCCTTGCATCATATAATTTGCAGCCATATGACATTTAACAAGAGATTTACCACCGCCAGTTGTAGCAAGCAGAACAGTCATAGATTTACGAGGAAGGCCACCCTTAGTGATTTTGTTTAGCATATCAATATCAAAAGGTAGACGTTCTTCTTTGCGATGGTAAAATTCATAGCGAGAGTCAGCATCATCAATGAAATCGTGGCCAACTGAGCTATCAAAACTGATACCCAAAGAATCAGATAGCATCTGAGGAATAGAACCTTTTTCGCTATTCTGGTCATCGCTATCGCCATCCATAATCAGAATAGCTTTGCGAATAGAATTAAACAGATCGCGATCTTGGCAAAACTTTTCAGTTTGTGCGGTTAGCCAATCAAGCTGCGTCATATTATCAACAGCAAATGTATCAACAAGAGCCATAGCATTCTTGTGAGAGTCTTCGTTCAGATCTTTTCTACTATCAATAGAAATTTTAAGTGCTTCAATAGAAGGAGGTTCTTTGTAATTTTCCACATACGTAGAGTATGAGTCAAATACTTTTTTCATAATATTATCTTCGAAGTACTCTCCTTTAATATAAGGGAATACTTTACGAAAGTAGCTTTCATTAAATATAAGGTGCGATAAGATTGTTTTTTCGATCATTGACTATTCCATACACTGAGATGAACATTGGCGACCGAAGCCGCCAATGTATCCATTATTTAATATAATACGCATTGCTGCGAATGTCAACTGTTAATTTTCAAACACTTCTTCATCATCATCGAAAGATACAACAACATCAG